GTGAAGCTACTTTTTATCAAAACGCTTTTGAAACCGATCCTGCTTTAACGCCTACTAGTATTAAAGGACGAGGCGTCCGTAAGCAGCAAAGTCTTCTTTCCGCCGGTAAAGATATTATAAGTGCTTTAAGTCCTCAAGAAGCCCCGGTTGTAGAAGAATCAGAAGGTTACTTGGGCCAAGGTATTGTAGGTGTGTATGGAACGCCTGTAATGAGCCGTGAAGCTATGCCTCTTTATTATCAGCAGTTTGAAGCCGATCCTACGCTAGCCCAAACTTATGCTTATGGAGCGGGCGCTGCTTATAGCAACTATAAGAAAATGTTCGCTGCGATTGGGGTGGCTTAATGAACGAACAATATTTAAAAACTGTAATGAACGGCGGTCGTCCTATTCCCGGCCAAAGCCTAACGTCTAATCCTAACAATCCTGCTCCTTATGAAAAGCCTCCAGAATTTACCAGCATTAATGAGGCTTCAGAATATTTGTTTGAAAAATTTATTGATGAAGAAATTTATCCTGAAATAATGGGCGTTCTTGATCAAGGCGTACCTATTATGGATGTTGTACAAACTACGCTTTTTGTAGGTTTTACAGAAGGTAAGTGGAATCCCGACCTGCTTATGTTGTTAATTGAGCCTACGGCATATATGCTTCTTGGTCTTGCAGAAAGTGCGGATATTGATCCTGTTATTTATAGAGATCAAGTAGAAGATGAATTTGATGAAGATTTTGATGCTGACCTAAATCCGCAACAAGAGCAGTATAAAAAACTTGCAGCTTCTTTGGATATAGGAAAAATTGACAAAATTCTTCCTCAAGAAATTGTAGAGCAAATTGAAGATATTGCTCCTTCCCCTAGTTTAATGCAAGAGCCTGAACAGCCTATGCCTGAAGAAGGAAGCCTTTTGGCTCCTCCCCTGGTTGCAGAAGAAGAGGTTTAAAAGACTATGGCTATTGAAGAATATGGTGCTTCTTTGTTGTCTAATGTTCGTGAGCGTCGAGATAATCAAGCTAAGCGCCTTCAACGCGAACAAGAACAAGGGGCTTTAATGGGGTTGGGGGTTACTGCTGGGCTTACTGTTGGTAACAACTATCTTAAAAATAAAGCTGAGCAGTTTTTTAACAATAAAGAAAACTTAGATAAGCGTGTTCAATTTAGAACGGCAATGGCCGATGGGCGCCAAGCATTTTTAGACGAACAAAACTTTCAACAAAAAGGCATGTCGTATTTTAGAGAAATGCGGCGAGCAGATGTTGAACGATATACTAAAATGAAATTTCAGCAAGAAAACCCCAACTATAGCGAAGCACAGCGTCAGGCTTTTGCAGAGCAATATTTAGAAACAGCAACGCAAGAAGCCTATGAAAATCACCAACGGCGTTTAGAGGCTGCAAAAAAATTAACCACGTTAGCCGGAGCAGACGGCGTAGAAGCCTACGACCGCCAGCTTTTAAAAATGCGGCCAACAGATGTACCGTCTGCGTTTATTAAAGCTATGACTTCTGCGGTTACTGGCGATGCTAATGAAAGCATGCATAATGCAAACCTTGCAAATCTTGGAGGTGCTGCCGAAGAATACATGAAAATTTATAGGGAGATTCAAAACCCCTATGCTGCTCGTGAAATTCTTGATGCCAACATTGGTCCTATTAGTGAGCAGCCTTTAACTTATGATACTTTCAATGTGTCAGGTATTTTAGACCCCGACACTGGTGAACGATATACTGCGACTTATAGAACCGCTAAGACCAGGGCAGGCCAGACTGTGTTTACTCAAGACCTTTCTAATCAAGGAAAACTTGTTTCGTTGTCGCCTCGCCAGAATCCAAACAGTCCTGTTAATCCTTTGCGGACAAGCTTAACGGTAGCCATGGCTGCAAAAGAAAGTATTCAACAATATGGTTTAGAAGAAGATCACGAAGCAATTAAAGAAGGTTTTATTGATACCTTTGGAAGTTCCGATGATATTGATCAGAAAATAAAAGATGCTCGCCTAAAAACATTTTATGCAACAGGGCACCATCTTCACAAGGCAGTTACTGCTCGCATTCCTGGGCTAAGCCGCCAACAAGCTTGGCAAGTTACTAGCCGTATGATGGCCTTGAATTTTAATAGTGGTTTAGATTTTGATTTGTTGGCCACTGATGATGGTTATAGTCCTGTCTTAGCTATTGCTGCTTTGGATAGCTTAGGAAATAAAGATCGTGCTGCTTTGTCGCGCAGGCAAACCAATCAACTAATTGGGACGGTTGCTGCTGGAATGAATAGGGATGTTGTACAGTCCTTTCAAAATCTTCCAATGGTACAACGTAAAAAACTTCTTTATTGGATGAAAGACAACGCGCCGTTTTTTGGGACGGCCCGCGTAGCGAATACGGGCAATACTTATTTAGAACAGTTTAAACTTGACTTTGCTACTCTTAGGTAACGGGAAAAATTATGGATTACGATTACACTCCAGCAGGTCCGTTCCTTGATCAGGAAGAAGAAGAAAAACAAAATTTTTCTTATGCTCCTGATGTTCAAAGTGTTCAACAATATGTAGATAGCACCTATACTACAACAGAGTTGCGTGACGATCCTAGGATAACTGAAGCCTTTGAAAAGGTTAGCAGTTATTTAAATGAAAATGAAAATACTTATTCTCGGATTTTAGATACGGGCTGGGGAACTAATGATGATCCTATTGAATATCTTCGTGATGAAACTTTAAAAACAGGTACGCTGCTTACCCGTGCTAATATTTTTAAAGATGCTCCTGAAGATGTTAAGGCTGCTCAGCGTTATCTGCGTCAAAGAATGGACAGTGCTAAAATAGATGATTGGGGCAGTTTCATTAAAGACTATACTGGAGATGTCCTTTCAGGTCCAGAGGGGATTCTCAGTGTAGCTAGTTTAATTGGTTCTATTTTTACTGGTGGCGCTTCTGGGGCCGCAACAGTAGCTGCAACTACAGGGGCCCGCCAAGCGGCTGCTAAGGCTATTAAAAGTGCAGCGGGGGCTATTACTACGCCTGCGGGCTTAGCAGCCGAAGGCGCGCTTTTTGGTGGTCTTGATGACTATGCTTCTCAAAACTTAGAAGTAGCTATAGGAGAACGCGAAGATATTAGCGGCGCACAAGTAGCAGGAATGGCCGTTGCTGGGGGCGCTTTTGGCGGAGCTTTGGGACTAGGAATTAAAAAGCTTAGCAAATCTAAAATTGACTCTAAAGCTTTAGAAAACACAGAAACCCTTGAAGGTTATAACTCAACCACTACGATTGCTTCAGAGTCTCCTGAAAATTTAGCAAAGGCTCGGGCGCTTATTGAGGAAGCTAGGACTGTTCCGCAGCAGGGCGCTCTTGACTTTGATGGGGCGCCTGTTCAAGGGCAACTAGATTTTGGTATGCCTCCTATGCCTAGTAGCTCTGCTAAGCTTGCAGATAGTTTCGGTGCAAATATTCAAGGTAGGGACGTTGCTGATCTTGATCCAGAAAGGTTGTTGGATGAAAATGAACTAGATGCTTTTGTTTCTTACATCGGTGGTGGAGAAAAAACCAGAAAAAAAATACGCGACGAGGCTATTGCTGCAGCCAATGATGCCAATAAAGATAATGCCTATAATCGTTTTGCATTTAGTCTATATGAAATAGCTTCTAACTTTACGTCTAGGTTTGCTGGAGGCAAAGCCCCTGGAGTATTGACTCCGTTTGCTGATTTTTCTGGGACCGCAAAGGTTCTTCAGGGAAAGCTAAGTCGAGAGTTTGCTAAGCAGTGGAGAGGCGAACAAGCAACGATAGGTGAAGATTTGTTTGAAGCGCAGCGGCGTATTACGGGCCACTATTGGCGCCGTTACCTGTCTGTTGTGCAGCCTTATCGTTTAGGTACCCTAGCAGGAAAACTTAAGGATCAAGAAAATAATCTTTTAAGTTTGGCTATGCGTGGTAAACCTGCTAAAGATAAAAAGCTTAATGGGGCTGCACTTGAAATTAAGCGCATGTATTCTGACATTGGAGATATTTTAAAGCGCGAAGGAATTATTAAGCACAAAATTGAAAATTATATTCCTCGTATGTGGAATAGGGCTGGGATTGAAAACAACCCGGATAAGCTAGCTCAGCTTCTTCTTGAAGACGGGGAAGCAAAAACCTTGCGAGAAGCAGAAAACATTGTAACTGGAATGCTCAACAAAGAAAGCCAGATTGATTCTGGAACGACCGGCCATTTCTTTTCAGCCCGTCGTAGCTTTGATAAAATTAAAGATGATTCTAAGTATGAAGAATTTTTGAATCAAGACGTAAGCGCCTCGCTCTATGGTTACATTACGCAAGCTGGAAGAGCCTTAGCTAAAAAACGTGTATTGGGTGTAAAAAACATTAAAGGCTTTGAAAAAAAATGGGTGAATCAAATTGAAAAAGAAATGATTAAGAAGACCGGAAAAGGCTTAAGTGAAAGTCAAAGAAAAAATCTTCTTGCTACTTACACCCATGCAACGGGAGAGGGGCTAATGGAAATGCCTCTCAAAAGCTTTAGAACAGCTACGGAAGGCCTTTCCCTTGTAAACCAGCTTGCTTACTTACCGCTTGCTACGCTTACTTCTTTTCCAGAAGTTTTATTGAATATTGGCAGGGCGGGTGTGTTTAATAGTGTAAAAGGCTTCAAAGAAGCTTTTGAAATTTCACACAATACTATTACTAAAGACGCACACAAAATGCTCCAGTCTCGACATGGCATGACTGCCCAAGAAGCTTGGGATGAAATGCAAGGCTTTGGTTTGGCAATGGATCAGACCTTAGATCAAATGGGAAACCGTCTTACTGGTGGTGAAGAAATTGTAAATGAAAAAATTCAAAACGCTAGTAAATGGTTTTTTAGAAAAAACTTGTTGGAGCAATGGACAAATTTTGCGCAGCTAGTGGCCTATAACTCTGGGCGCAACATGATTCAAGAAAACATTGAGACTATTGCGCGCCACGGAAAGGGCCGCATTACGCCGCGCATTCAAGCTAAGCGCGATGAATTAGCTGAGCTTGGTATTGATCTGCCTAAAGCTCTTAATTGGTATGGCAGTGGTCGAAAGACTAACGATCCATTCTTTCAAGAGATTAAGGCTGCAGCCGCTAGGTATACTAATGATATAATTCTTAACCCTACTGCAATGTCAGGAACAAAACCCAGACTATATACTAAACCAACAACTTCTTTCTTGTTTCAAATACTTTCTTATCCTGCGGCATTTTCAAATACGGTACTAAAAGGAGCAGCTAAAACTTTTGTTCGTAACCCCACAAAAGAAAATGTAGCTAAGATTTCTGCTGGTGCTTTAAGTTTGGTAGGAATGCAAGCAGCGATTAATTACATTAAGACTCGGGGAGAAAGCGCCCAAGATAAAGAAGCACACGAGATTGCGTTTGATGCTTTACAACGGGCAGGTGGTTTATCTTTTGTTGCTGATGCGGCAGAACGCGCCCGTACAAGCGCAATGTATCGTCGTAGCCTGTCTCCCTACTCTATGATGTTTTTTGGACCGGCTGCGCAAGACATACAGGATATAGGGTCTGGAAGGCTTGGAAGGTTTGCTTCTTCAAAAGTTCCTTTTGGTACTGCAATCACTGCGGTAGAAAAGTACACCGGCACTGAAATGATGGATACTATTAAAGATGCTGGAAAAAATCTTGACAGGGAACTTAGAGACATTGGAATTAGTCCTATGCCTTCAAATATCCGGCGAGAAATGTTTGCTAAGGGTGGTGAAGTTAATGTTCCCAATGCTCCTAAAGAACCAGACGAGCGCATTGACAAAATGACTGGACAACCCTATAACATTCAAGCAGGCTCTGCGTTTGTTGACGAAGAAGACCCTGATAAAAATCTTATTTAAGGATTAGAACATGGCCTTTAGTTCTTTAATTTCAAAAGCAATTACTAGATATAGCAACAATATGTTTGATGCTAAGAAAGTAAATGAGCTTTCTGATCGTCTTGAAGCAGATATTAATTTTAAATTAAAAGAAGAAGATTCTTTTGAAAACATGAACACTGCTAATATTCAGGGGCCCGATTATACAGACCCATATCAAGACATGGATATTCCTTTTGATGATCTTGAAGATTATTATAGCATTAGTGATAATGTTGAAAATATCGAAGAACTAGAAGACTATGTTGACTTATCAATTAAGATTCTTTTTAGGGAAAAGAATGATAAGACTCTTGATGAACTTAGGCAAATGCCAGAGTTTCAAAAAGACTCTGAATCTTATAGTTGGGAAGATTTTAGTAGGGCTAGAGGATATTCTGAAGAAGATATTCAAGATTTTAAAACTGTAATGGAACAACAAGAAAAACTTGACCCTGCTGGAGACATTGGGCTTACCATTACCAATGGCGTTCAAGACTTAAAAGATCGTTTTTTTATGCTGAAAAGAAAAACAGAAGATGATGCTGTTGTGCCCGAACAGTATAAAAAATTCCTTCCTATTGTTAGAGAGATGTTTGCTACAAATTTAGACTATCAAGACTATCTAAGTCCTGATAGTGTTGCAGCAGCCGGAAGAAATGCACTGATAGAACTTCTGAGTGATAAAAATACTAAGCGTATTTTAGATGATATGCTAGACGAACTTCCAAAAGCTCGTGAATATAAAGAGCGAGTTACTGACAAAGCGCAAATTGTTTCCGCCGAAGAATTTGTAGCTGACTCTGTTCAAAAACTACCACAGTTTTATCGGGCTGTTACTAGCTTTAATGATTTAACTTATGATTTGTCTTTTGTATGGCCAAGAGAAATTGGAACACATGTAGGTACTCGTGGGCAAGCATCTAGTATTCTTGTAAGAGGAATACAGCCTGACCGAACCGACATCCATTTATATACTAAAGATCGAAAAGAAAAACCAACCTCTAAGGACTTGGCAGTTTTCTTTGAAGACGAGGGGGAAGCTCTTCAAGAATATGCAGCATATGGTGAAGATATAAATATACCTCCCGCAACTATGATGCGAGGATACATTAATACAAAAAATCCTTTGGTTATCCAAGAAGATTTTGGAAAATGGCAATCTCATGATATTTTAGCAGACCCAGTAAATGTACAAATATTTTTAGATGCTATTGAATCTCAAAATGTAAAAATTACTAATTCGCAAGAGCTAGAACTAGACGGGCTTATTGAACGTGCTGAAAATATTTCTAATTCAACAAGCATAGAGCCTGCTCTTGAGGGGCGCGAATACGAGTTCATGAAAACAGAACTACTTGGAACTGAGCTTGGAAAAGATTTTCGTTCTTGGCTAGAAAGTTTAGGTTTTGATTCAATTAAATATAGAAACCAAGCAGAAGCTTCTCTTAGATCTGAAAACGAATATTCATATGTGTTGTTTCGCCCAGAGCAATACAAGTCTTACACGGCTGCTGATTTTGATCCTAGCCGCAAAGAGTTTGCAGAAGGCGGCTACGTCATCAAATCCGGCGACACCCTGTCTCAAATCGCCAAGGATAATAACACAACCGTAGCAGAGCTTGCAAGGCTCAACGGCATTGAAGACGTTAATAAAATCTATGCGGGCCAGAAACTAAACCTGGGTCAACAGGTCGAAGAGGCTATGAAGCCGGAACCTAAGAAGGCCCCTGAGCCTAAGAAAGAAGACGAAGGCTTCAACCTCAACGTTGACTTTGCCAAGCAGTTTGTGCGTGGTTTCTTTGCGACGGGTGATCAAGAAACCGAAGACTTCAGCGACAAGCTGCGGGGTGTTCTAAAGGATGCGGCCCGCAATGCAAATCGCAAGGGCCAAGACTATATCACCTACAAAGAATATCCGCAACTAGCATCCGGCGAGTCTGCTGATGATTGGGTTAAGGGTCGCCGCAGTGGGGGTTTCTTGGACAAGCTCCGGGGCGTGTTTACGGACCCTGTGTTGAATGCCGCAGTCACTGTGGGCCAAGGCAACCTAGTGCGTGAGAATGGTCGTGTATACTTTACCGATGAATATGACTTTACGCCCATTGAAAAAGATTACTCAGAGCTTGGAGCCTACGGCAAGGTCCGCAAGTTTGCAGGCGATTACTTTCCAGAAGATGGCAACAAGATTCGTATTGATCTAGGCCCCGAAGAAGAAGTCTTTGGACGCCCTGAAGTTGCCATGGATCAACAAGACGCTGACACCCAGGAGGTTTAGTGCAAAAACTATTGGATATGCTTAAGCGCCACGAAGGCATGAAGCACTTTGTATATGATGACCACCTTGGCTACGCCACTATTGGTGTTGGCAGGTGCATTGAAAAGAATGTGGGGTTGGGTCTATCTCACGACGAGATTGAATACCTACTTCAGAATGATATTAACCGGTGTATTCAGGAGTTAGACTCCAATTTTACATGGTACCGCAATCTCTCAGAAGCCCGCAGGGACGCCATGATTAACCTCTGTTTCAATCTAGGGCTACCCCGCCTCAAGAAGTTTGTAAAGGCCCTAGCGGCCATGGAGGCCGGTAACTACGAGGAAGCGGCTGTTGAGTTCCTTGATAGCCGCTGGGCCAAGCAGGTAGGCACCAGGGCCCTTGAAGTCACGCACATGATCAGGAGCGGTGAGTATGTCTAATCGTGTAGACAAGGATAAAATGAAGTGCAACAAACCTAAGCGGACTCCTAACCACCCCAAGAAATCCCATGTGGTTAAGGCCTGCGAAGACGGTAAAGAAAAGATTATTCGTTTTGGTGAGCAAGGCGCAAAGACTGCGGGGAAACCCAAGGCGGGTGAGTCTGAGGCCATGAAGAAGAAGCGGGCTAGCTTTAAAGCTCGTCATGCTAGCAACATTAAGAAGGGTAAAATGAGTGCGGCCTACTGGGCCGATAAGGTGAAATGGTAATGAAGAAACCTACGAAAAGGGTAGCCAAAAAGACGGGAGGAGAAAGTCGAGTCAATGAAGCTGGTAACTATACAAAACCGACTATGCGGCGCAACCTCTTCAACAAAATTAAAGCCGGTACAAAAGGCGGCAAGGCCGGACAATGGTCGGCACGAAAGGCCCAGATGCTTGCCAAAGAATACAAAGAAAAAGGGGGCGGATACACCTAAGTTGATCTTAGCGCCCGCACCCAAAGAATAAAGAACAACAGAATAAGGGCTGGTTGAAGGAACACAAAGATAACAATGTTGGCTAGTTCGTATCCCATACCCGTATGGTAGCCAATCACTTCCAGCACATACACACAAAACTCAAAAAATTGGTGAATCATGTCGTTAAAAAAACCTCAAAAGTCTTTAAAGAAATGGACGAACGAAGAATGGGGTACGAAGTCCGGCAAGCCCAGTACCCAAGGACCTAAAGCAACCGGAGAGCGTTACCTACCTAAGAAGGCTCGACAGTCTCTGACGGCTGCTGAGTATGCCGCAACATCCCGCAAGAAACGCCAAGACACTAAGGCCGGTAAGCAACATTCTGCGCAGCCTAAGAAGATTGCTGCTAAGACTGCTCGTTCCCGCCGTGGTTAATAGCATCTAACTCCGCTTCAATTCGTTCATGAAGGTCTTCAAAATTTCTCATGGCTACATCAAGAATCTTGTTTATGATGCGCTGATCGTGTTGATCTTTGAAGACCTTATGAACATCCTCACTTGGAAGGCGGCTAAGCTCAGAGCCTAGCACACCCTTACCGTCGAAGTAAATACGAAAGCTTACTACGTTACCTTCACGCAATGCTTTCATCCCAGTCTAGAAGATAATCCCGCACCAGAAGCAAAGCTTCCTTTCGATCCTTAGACTCAGTGATCAAGTCTAGTTGGCTCTCAATAGCCTCGTTGAATTTGTCGTGGTCATGAAAGGCCATTGGATTAGTAATCATAATCTCAATGTTCATGAGGTGTTTGTTTATATCTGAGTCATAGTAATCAAGCATGGTATTAATAATATCGTCAGGTTTAATCATGGCTAATTTCCTCAATGAGTCGTTGTACCCGTTCCCTAGATGCTAACCCACATACGGGGCAAAAGTCAACAGGTTTAAGTGCTTGGCTGGTGATGGGGCCAGAGACCATCTTCCCTGAAGCCCCATATTCTTTGCATACAACACCAAACCTGTTACATAGGTGAGATATTTCAGGGTAATTCACAGGCGCCACCCACACACGCTAGCTCCTGAGAGCCTTCAGTAACATCAGACTCCTCAACAATATCCCAGTCCACAATCTTGGGTTGAACTTTGAGTAATTCGGTGTATTGGTCTTTGTTGATTGCCTCGTAGGGGGCCTGCTGATAAGTATGATCACTGTATGGCAGGAAGCTAACCCCCGACACTTCATCAAAGCGGTTGTACATCCAGTTACCAATGGTCAAGAATTCATCATCACGATAGTAAACAGTGATCGATGGCTTGTGTTCACACCAATGTTTCTGATAGGTGTCCCAAATCTCAAGTTGCTCAACACCCGTCTGGTCTGAAGCGAACACAGCGTTCCCTGGAGCCTGCTTAGGGAAGCTAAAGACCTTGGTGGTTGGGGACATAACATCCACCTCAGAAGGCACTCCAGCGGCTTCTAAGACGCCACACAGGGGGTCTCGCATGTCAGCCCGCACCCGCCGAATATAATGCTCAGCGAAGCGCCCATGAATCCCTGAAGCACTATCCACCAGTTGGCTTACCGTACCGCTGGGCTTAACGCAGGTGATGGCCGCACTTTGATTGATGCCTAACCTTTGGGACCAATCAGCATTAATGTCTACGGCATGCTGCCTAAGGCCTTCAAGAATCTCAGGCAAAGTCTTACCGTCCATCTTGGCCTTCTTGCCGGACAGTACAGGATGATCAAGGATACCAGTCAGGCTAACGCCCAACAGAGCCTCCTCCTCTGTGTTGCGGCGCCAAATAGCCCGAAGGTATCGGAAGTCAGTGAGTGTTGCTTGAAGCGTACCAATGATAGTTGCAATTTCTACCTTGTCCAACAAGGTTTCATAGGTATCGTTAGGCCGTACAACAACCTCACTCAGGTTACAAAACTGGTTGGGACGCAGAATGATTTCTGAGCATGGGTTGGTTCCGAAGTCCCAGTCCGCATCACGGCGCCCATTCTTGGCTGCTTGTTTCTGGCTTGCCACACGGCTGAACATACCACGCTCACCAGAGCGAGATTCATAAAGGCTGACCCACTCATTCAGGAAGGCTTCGAAGTCCGGCTTCTCAGTGTAACAGGCGCTGTTGTTTGCAAGGCCACGATGGGGGTTAGTCTCCCACCAAGAGCCGTGCTTAGCCCGTCGAATACGATCATCAGTCAAATTACTCAAAGAGATTAGGGCAGAGCGCCTGACGCCACCAACCACAACAATCTGTGCAATCTTGCAACAAAGATCGTGGCATTCGATGGAGCTTAGCTTGCGGCCTGCAGCATTCTTGAAGAGATCAACCGTAAATTTGAACAGGTCAACAAGAGGCTCAGGGCCAGAGGCACGGCCACCAAAGGTCTTAAGCGGGGCGCCAGCGGGCCGCACACCAGACACATCCCAAGTTGGGACTTGGCCAGCATACAACAAGGTGACTAGTTCCCTGAAGGACTTAGCCCACCCAATCTTGCTATCAACAACGTAGATGACAGTCTCAGTAGGGTGCATTTCTTCAGCAACCTCAGGCAGCTTCGTGATGTACTGGCGCTCAACACTGAAGCCAACACCCGTGCCGCACATAAGGATGTACATCATTTCATCAAAGGCACGAGGATGATCAATAGGAATATAACTACAATTGAAGCCTGCCACGTTGTCCCGATCTAGGGCCTTGCCTGCCGTCATGAGTGCCCGCATCGAAGGCATTACTTCAAGATTCATGATAGCGTTAGAGAGCCGATTAGCTTCAGATTCTTCAAGGCTTCCGCGATCTTTGAAGTAATTCACATACCGATTGACCGTTTCATCCCAACGCTCACGGCGCTGTTCTTCGGGAATGTAACGGGCATAGCGGCTTTTGTGGATGTACTGTTGATAAACATCCATTCCGTATTGATCTTTCATTCGTAGTCCTCGTAGTAATCTTCTAAGTTTTTGTAGTGCTTGGTAACTTTCTTAGGCTTAGGTGCCGTGTTGTTCTTTGGTTTTTTCTTGCGTTGAAAGCGTTCAATTCGTTCTTGCTTCCGGTCGATCATTGCCACTCCTCAGGAAAACTAAATTCACTATACCACCTAAACCCTTTTGAATCTGCCCACTCAGCGTGGGTACGTTTGGTGCCGTCCTTGCGGCGCTTGGCCTGTGGCATGGGTGCGTTAGGCTCAGCAAAAAGAAACACAAGTTCGTAGTTGTCAGGCAGAGCCTTGTCAATCCAAATGTACTTGCTGAATTCTGCGTTGTCCCAGAAGCGGCCCTTAGCCTCAACCAAGATTGTCTTGCCGTCTATCTGCTTGATAAAGTCTGGATGGTAGGTGTGTTCAATTATATAATCAATTGTCTCGGAATGGAAGTCCCAAGTCTTCAACACGCCTTGGTGCAATTCGTATTCAAAGTTTGAATCGTATCCAGTAACCAAGTCTTTTTCAACCGGCCTTTGAACTCTTGGCTTCCGTGAGCCGCTTCTAATCTTCAATGTATTTTTGCCTCTAGTAATTCCAGTTGTGTTGTGGCCGCATCTTTAAGTTTCTTTAATGTATAGTGATCAATGTCATCTACTTTCATGCCGGTCGTCAACAACTGGGCTAGTCCAACAATCAACAGGTCCAGGGGATAGTCCGCATCTTCAAGCTGCTGTAACATCCGCTAATCCAAAGGACTCAATGGCCCTGTTAGGGTGAAGGGTAACAAGCTTCTTAAGCCGCTTGCGCATCCATTTTTCGGAATAGGCGCTCAGGCTGAGCTTGCCCTGTAGGAACACATGGGTTTGGTCGGGCATCAATTCCTTGTAGTTGCTTAGATTGACACCCGCCGCATCCTCTTCGTTCAATAGACTCTTGAGCCATAGTACAAGTAGGTCAGCCACATGGCGGTTAATACGCTTCATCTTTTTTGAATTCATTTGTTATCTCTTCTACTCGTGGGGTATTAACCACATCAGTTAGATATACAGGGCCGCTAGAATATTTAAAGACCCGAAGCCCATCGAAGTCATTAGCATCTGAATGACACTCAAACTTGAAGGGACAGAAGACGCAGTTCTTAGGCAGCTTCATGTTGCCGGACTTACCATCTGCAACAGGATTATAGCAGCGGGTAGGCGGCTCGTCAACACTCAAAGCCTTTTTAATACTCTCAATCTTCTCAGGCACATTCGGCTTTTCTAAATCAACGGGCCGATATAAACAGAGTTCGCCACTCTCTTTGTTGATAACCAAGAAGCCACCGTTACTGGTTCCTTCTGAGGTCTCATAGGCAGAAAGCTGAGCAAGATAACCAAAAGGATCATCGTTAAACAGCGCCCCATTCTGGAACTTAGCGAACGCAAAGCGTGATGCAGTCTTAACATCCACAACCTCCCCATCAATCTTTGAGTCCATGTGGCCCGTGATGCCTGCAACCTCTGCATCTTTCTGTTGATCAGTAACGGCGTGGCCTGCGGCCCGTGCCAACATCAAGACGATCTCTTCTAGGATGTGGCCATAAAGGAACTTGATTTGATCAGAAGCTTTGGGTACATGATTTGAATCACCTGCGCGGCTTTCGTACCACAATTGGCGCACAGGTCGTCCAATGTTAGACATACGAAGCGTGAAAGTCTTGTTGCGCTCAGAAGGGTTAGACCATTCAAGGATGCTTTGCTTTATGTTTGCTAGCGTTACATCTAATTCTTCCTCGTTAATACCTAACGGCTTCCCGTGAGAGAGGCCGTCAAGCATTCCATAGATATCCTCAACGAGCGTGTCTAGTTTTTTCATGCTGCCTTCTTGTTTGATTGGTTAAGAACATTGGCAATGATGGACCACGCTTGCCGGGGACTACACTTAAACCACTCGCCGTTCCGGGGGAAACGAGAATCAAGAGCAGCGTGTGCTGCGGCCTCAGAGGCTCGGCGGTCTTCAGTATCAAAGGTGTAGTTGAGTTTGTAATCTCGAAAGGGGCTAGAGGTTTGATAATTATTGAGCCGGTCGTTGGCGTCAACAGCCATGCCCACCTTTACCCATCCTTTGAAGTTGGGGTTTGAGATAATGTACACTTGACCTTCTTTACTCTTAGCATAGTTCTTAAGAGAATCAAAGGCAGCGTCCTCAAAGTTCTCATAGCGTCCGGGTTTATGAAGTGGATGATTGACATTAACATAGTTGCCGTTGATAAACATCCGCTTTTTATTTTTGCGCCGATGCGACGACAGACGCCGACGCCCACCATCAGAACATCCAACATACCACCACTCACCATCTTGAAAGATAACATTCTTACCCTTGCTCATTGTAAATCTCCATAAACTTTGGCATCAATTGTCCGATGATTATAGCACACTCTTCAGCGATTTGTCTATGCTCTTTTTGTGTTGATTCATCAGTCCGTACTTCGATGTAATGTAACCAAGAGCGAACAGTTCCATGCATCATCAACACTGATTCGGTTAGGCCTTCAGGCAACACACTCCTTGCAACCTCCTTGGCCATACCATTCTTTGTTGCCCAGGCATAGGCTTCTGTTGCTGCCTTGCGAACATTCAACTGGTAGTGCTGCCAAGTAAGATCAAGGAAATCATCTTCAACTTCGATACTATTCTGGCGGTTGTTAGGGTCTTGAAGCCTCACCTCACGGTGAACAAAGTTCAAGTCTTGGGTAGGGTCCGCATACCGCTGCGAATATTCTTGAAAGCTGAAGCTTCGGTGCCGTAGTATCTGACGGGCAATATCCCTAGTAGTCTTGATCTCAATACCAACACTAGCCATTTCAAAGGGCGACCAGTGCTTATGTTTCATCAAATACTTAATAAGCCTAGGAGCGGTTTTGCTGTTGTTCTGGTTGCTTGGGTTGCTGACTCGGGCACAGTAGGCAACGAGGTCCTCGATGCTGCTTGCGGCCTCGTCGGGCCTAATGCTGTGGCAAATCAGTTTAGTGTGTTTCAGCCCAGTTGTTTCCAATCTTGTATTCTCCATCTAGTTCACACCGTAGTTTAAGGACAGTGCCTGCCTCTCGGATGGCTTCAACACCAAGCTGACCTACCTGTTCTGCAATATCTTCTTTGACTTCAAGCTGCCATTCATCATGAATATTACAGACAAACTTGGCATCAAGAAACTTAAGCTTGCGTTCGAACAGGACCAGGGCCTGCTTCATAACGATGGCTCCGGCACCCTGTAACAGAGTGTTAAGGGCAGCATGCTCAGAGCGAATAAAAAGCTTACGGCCATCTAGCCCCTTGACCCATCCCTTTGTTGACGCTCGTCCAACTCTATCTTTAAGAGTCTTAAATGATGGGAGATTATCGAAGAAACGTTGTCGAAGTTCTTTGCCGCTGTCTGCGTTTCCTCCAACCACGCTTCCAAGCTTTGCATCTCCTGCTCCGTATAGGAGTGCATAGATGAAAGTCTTTGCCTGATTTCTTGATTCAAGTCCAGCAGCTCTTTGGTTAGCTGTGTGTACGTCGCCGTTGAGAATTTCATAGGTGAATGCCTCGTCATCCATATAGTGGGCCAACATCCGCAGCTCAAGGCCAGAGGCGTCAATACCCACTAGCTTGTAGCCGTCAGCAACCGTCCAACAAGCACGGCACTCGTGGCCATAAGGGCTGTTAGTGCTAGGTACTTGTGCCATATTGGGATTGCTATGTGTCATGCGTCCTGTAATTGTACCATTGGCATTGACATAGCCCCGAACCCTATCATCGTCCTGTACTTCCTTGAGCCAGGAGTTAACTTGTGCTAGGCGCTTCTGAAGCATCAAGTAACGAGCAATCACTTTGGCTTCTGGGATGTTGTCAATCTTACTTAGGGTTGTCTCGTCAACGATGGGCTGGTTGGTTGGCGTGAACTTCTTAGGCTTCCAACCAAACTCAATCAAGTATTCGCCAATCTGTTTACGAGAACCTAGGTTAAAGGGAATCGAATCACAGCGTACAAAAGATTTGTCAGGGTTGGCACACGCCTTATCATACTCTTCATCAGAGAGGCGCACCTTCTTGGTTCCGCCAACAACCTGAGCCATCTTCGAAACCTTACCGGCCTTAGTCAGGACAGGTTCCAATTCAATGGATGCGTCCTTCGGCGTGAAGGTTTTGTGTACTTCATTTTCTGCCGCAGCCAACTCATCATTCAATTGTGCAACAAGGCAAGTAGCATGTTTGATATCCAACAAGAAACCGTTGTCCCGCTGTTGATTAATGATGCGATAAGTATCGTGTTCAAGATCAATTGATTCGCGGCTAAAGCCTTTGACTTCCATCTTCAGATGATTGAAAAGTCGGAGGTTCAATTGTACATCTTGCTCACAATACTTAAGCATCTCAGGGGTGAATCTATCGAACTCATTGTGTTCAATTTTATGGGACTTGAGGCGATAACCCCAAGACTCAAGGCCGTGTCCGCCTTCACGAACCGGATTAAAAAGTCGGCTAAGAACAAGGGTATCAATCACTCGGCGGCCTACGCTCAAGTCAATGCCGTGCAGTCTCTTGATAACCGGAATGT